AGCAGTTTCAGTTGAACTGTCCATACAAGACCATCGTGATCGATAGCATCACATCGATGGCAGACATGACATTGCGTCAGACTGTACAGATGAAGTACGGTAAGACGCGGGCTAGCGGAGCGACGGCAGGTAAGCTGATCGCTGGCATTGCAGTCAATGAGATCGAAGACTACAACGCTGAGTCATCGGCATTGAATGAGTTGATGGCTCTCACTAAGGACATCAACAATTTCCATAAAGTCAATGTGATTCTTATCGCTCACGTCGTTAAGGCTGAGTACAGGGATACGACTAAGAACGTAACCCACATCAGTCGGCAGATTGTGACCGCTGGTAAGAATGTCGCAGCTAAGATTCCCGCGTATTGTGGTGAGGTGTATCACTTCAATATTGACAAGGGAATGGTCGAAGGAGGAGGTGGTGACTATACTTTATTAACTGAGCATACTGGTGATGACTTTGCGCGCACGGCATTGGATCTTCCGAGTAAGGTATCATTCGGAGATAAGCCGCTGTACGATACGTACATCAAACCAGCCATCGTCAAAGCAACTGCTGCATACGTTCCAACAAACACGTTCTAACAACAATCGGAGAGACAGATGCCTATCATTCAGTTCAGCGAAGCGGATATGAGCCGGGGCAAGATTGTGGAGCCCGCGTGGTACCTCATGAACATCATCAACGTGGGCGAGGCTCCATCTAAGGATGGCGGCTCTACCAACTATCCTGTGGAAGGCACCATCATCCGCAACGCTGACAATGGTGACGAGACTTTCAAGGGTGTGACCATCACCTGGAATTTCAACAGCAAGGCTATCGGCTTTGCTACGGGATTCCTCTCATCCTTCGGTGTACAGCCCGAGTTGGGTAAGCGGTACGATCTGGCGCATGCCGTGGGCAAGCAGGTGGAAGTATTTGTGGAAAACGGCGAATGGCAGGGTCGTATTGTCAATCGCGTGAACCACAAGTATCGCACGCCTCGCTAGTAGTACAGTAATACGGGGGACTGGTACATTGGCCTATCAGTATCAGTCCCCTTCTCTAAAATCGAGGCCCAACCTACGTGGAGGAAGTTATGTATATCGATGAAGATGTGGACGTGATGGACGCGCTCGATCTGGCCGATATGGAAGATGGTATCGGTGAGAAGGACGATGTCGTGGATTCTGATGAGTTGGAAGATGGTGACGACTCTGAGGATGAAGACGATGAAGACTTTGATGACGATGACGCAGACCCTGATGAAGAGGGAGAGGCTGCCGAAATCGTAGTACCGGATTCATCGGAGGAATAGCAACATCGTATCCTGAAATTATTGTGCTACACCAACGCCCTTCAACTTTGGACTGGCACAGTAGAGGTGGGGTACGACTAAGTGAAGGCTCTGATGATAGGAGGCGCGTCCAATGCTGAAAAGTACGGGCGCGTCTCCGTTTCACTGCTCAGGGAATATATGGACAAGACAATGACTGAAAAGATAAGTGGTCGGATCATTAAAGTACACAAGGCGGGATGGGGTTTCATCAGTTCCAAGGAGATTGAATTCACGCGCATTTTCTTTCATTGGACTTCACTCAGGCAGGACACACTTCAGTTCCCTGAGTTGAAGACAGGAATGATCGTGGAATTCACACCCATCAAAGTTCCTGACAAGGGGTGGCGCGCTGTGCATGTGTTGGTTACAGACAAGCGTGAGAAATTAGAGGAAGTGAAAGATGCCATCATCCCCAACGAAGAAACCCAGATACCCGACGATCTGCCCGCACTGCCGCAATGACGATCACAAGTTAACTGAACACATCATTGCCAACACGTACCTGTGTAATGTGTGTTCCAAATACTTCAAGGATAATTATGACTCAAGCGGAGAAGGTAGAAATGGTAGCCCGGCTACTTCGGGAGTACACAAACCTGACTGATATGGACTCAGTTCAGATCGCGCACATGATCATCATGTTGTTGGATCGCGCAAATGACTGACAAGCGGTATATCCCAGGACAGGGTGCAATAGGGGCTAAATTCATTATATTGAGTGATGCCCCTTCACACGAAGATGTGAATAGCGGACGCCCATTAAGTGGATCGGCTGGTAGAGAGACTGATCGTTTACTGCGTGACGCGGGCATCAATCGCGGAGACTGTTGGGTTACTACGGTATCCAAATATGAAGTACCACCGAACCTTGGTAGGAAGAAATTACCGTTCCATGTCCGTGCTAGGGATAGCGGTATCGACATGGATCAGCAATTGGAAGAATTGCGAGTCGAAATTGGAGACATTAAACCTAACGTTGTCCTCGCTCTCGGTGGGACTGCTTTATGGGCATTGTCCGGCAAAACTAAAATTAGTGACTGGAGAGGCTCAATCCTCAGGGGTATGGGCTCTAAATTTGTTGCTACCTATCATCCCAAGGATCTTGTATCTCACGTTCCGGGTGGAGAAATCAAAGGTTACTGGAACAGACAAGTAATGATCTTCGATATGAAGCGCGCATGGGAAGAACGCCACGATCCCATGCTCAATCTTCCTAGTCGAACACTTCAGATCTGCCGTAACTCAGGTGAACTACACGAGTTCTTGGAACGCTACTCTTCAATCAAGAAGATGAGTGTAGACATCGAGGCCGGTGGTCATTGTCTACCCATTTGTATAGGACTGTCATTCAATAAGTCTCATGGGATGACAGTCCCTCTATGGAACACTGATGGTATCTCACACATACCAGATTCGGACATGGCAACTATTTGGGGAATGCTAGCCAAAACACTATGGGAGAAAGACATTGTCGGACAAAATTTTAATTACGACCGGGATAAGATACGACGACTTGGGTTCGCTATCAGACGGATACACTCAGATACGTTGCTCAAAGCCTTTGCAATTAACCCTGAGCTCCCGAAACGGCTTGCATTTCTTACAAGTATCTACACTAGAGAACCCTTCTACAAAGATGAAGGTATGTATGAGGGGAGCATTGGAGATCTCCTACTCGGATGTGCACGGGATGCTTGTGTTACACTCGAAATAGAAGAGGCAATGAACCCTGACATAGATGAGTTGGGCGTAAGAAAGTTCTATGAGAACTTTCTAATGAAGCTGCCTGACCTCTACCTCGAAATAGAAAACAATGGATTCAAGATCAATCAGGAGAAACGTCAGGCGCTGATACGGAAGTACGTGGAATGGGATGAGCGTCTTGGCTATGAGATGTATCAGATAGCTGGGATAGATATCAACATCTCCTCTCCACTTCAGGTCCACTCTCTACTCTTTGACCTGTGGAAGCTCCCTCGTAGAATGGGAGTCGGTGAAGAGGAACTGACTGCACTACTCAATCTGAAGACTGGAGTGAAAGCACCTGAACACAGGCTATGGATTGAGAAGTGTTTGGAGCGGCGTCGTGTCAAGAAGACGGTATCCACATATCTGTTCGCCATTCCAGACTACGATGGAAAGATGCGAACTACCTGTTTTATGTGCCTTGAGACTGGTCGTACTAGTACTAGTCAACAGAGTCCTCCCATACGCCCGTATGTAGATCTAGTGGGCAAGAAGAAACAGAAGGACATGAAAGTGATGGGCACGGCATTCCAGGTATTCACCAAACACGGTGATATCGGGGGTGATGTGCGTGGAATGTATGAGCCTGATGAGGGCGAAGTATTCGTACAACTGGATAGTAGCCAAGCTGAAGCCCGTGTAGTCTTCAATCTAGCTACGGACGAACAAGCATTAGAGGACATAGATAAACATGATTACCATGCTCTCACTGCGTCGTGGTTTTTTGGTGGCCGTGAAGAGGATTACTCCAAGAAGGTATTGGGATATGAATCTCCTATTCGCTTCGCCGGGAAAACTCTACGCCATGCGGGCCATCTTGGCGCGGGCGCAAGAAGAGCAAGTACGGAACTCAACACACAGGCACGTAAGTACAAGATTCCAATCAAGATAGATGAGACTATTGCAGAACGGGCATTGAAGATCTTTCACTCTAAGCAACCTAAGATACAGAGGATATTCCACAATGAAGTCATCGAATGTCTCAAGCGAGACAGAAGACTTACTGCACCTCTCCCATGGGGCATCGACGCAGAGCGAGGAGGTGTGCGTATA